AGTTAATAGTTTTAATATAGATATTAATTTATCTTTATTATCTTCTATTTTACCATATAATTTAAAAGCTTCTTTTTTAACATCAAGTTTAGCTTTGTTATCATCAGTTACTTCTCCTGGTCTGGTTATTACAAATTGGTAAGTTGGTTTATTATCTCTTTCTACCCAAGAATGTGCAATGTCATCTTCATATTTTTCTAATACTTTTAATGAAATATAACCCATTGGTGTACTTAAATCAAAAACATTACTTGCATCATCTTTACGAAGTTTAACTTTAAAAGTTTCCCAAAATTTACCATATACTGATAAATCTATTCCTGTTTCTTCTTCTAAAGTTTCTTTTTCTGCTTTAGTTAGAGCATTTACTAATCCTCCACCTCTAATTTTTCTAGGTAACACAAATCCTCTTACAGAATTTGTTAACATACCTCCTGATATAACATGGTTGTCTCCAACATTAGCTGCCATACCTTTTTTTCTTGGAATAAATCTTACCGTAACTATTTCATTTGGTAAGACAAATTTTTTTTCTTCAATTGCCATTATTTCTCCCGTTTAAATTATTAATAAAATAAAGGGTGTTAAGCACACCCTTCAAAGCTATATATATCATTACTATTATGCTAGTAAGGCTGGTTTAAAAGTTGCAGTTCTAGAAGAATCTTTTACCATAGCTCCAGTGCCACACATTGCTGACATTGTTGCTGAATCTTCCATATGTTGCATAATTCCACCTCTACGTCCACTAAAAGGGTCTCTGATACCAGCTTTATATCCTCTCATTTCATCGTCACCTCTTACTTTGATTTTTTGGATATTAGGCTCTTCCATAGAACCAATATAAAGGATATCATAACGATAAGATTCTGCTACACCACCATCTGGATGTAATATCTTATTACGTACTTTATCATCATACATTGGGTCAACTTCTAACATTACGTGAATATTATTAGGAGCTCTCCATTCAGTAAATTGGAAACCTGCACCGTAAGCATTATTATGGAACTTAGAACTAACTTTTTCAATAGCTTGAGTTCCTGTGTTATCAAATCCAACAGAAGTCCATCCAGATGCTAAAGCTGTTACAGCTCTATGGAACTGAGCAGCTCCTCTTTCACCTGTACGTAACATAAATTGACGTTCACCCCAATCTAATTTACCTTCTGATAATTCAGAAAGAATATCTTCCAACATTGCTATTGCAAAAACATTATAGGTTGAAGTATTACTTACTTCCATTTGTTCTCTAATACCAGAACCAGCTTTAATTTCAATGTTAGAATTTCCTTTATTTAAGAATCTACCATTTTCATCTCTGTTTGTTTTACCAAACATTAATGTTCTAGCTTTAATACGAGAAATTGCTTTCTCAAATTGCCAGTACACTTCTTGCATCCATGTAACTGACTTATGTGTTTTTCCTGTGTTAGGGTCTCTAGTTTCAATAGCTCCAAAATAAACTGGCTCTACTTTAACATCAATCATTGCACCTGATACTTTATGTTCAAAACGAAGTGTAGATACACTATTTCTCATTAAGTAAGGAGATGTAAATTGAATTTCAGAACCTCTTGTGGAAAGTTCATCTTCAACATAAGAAGATTCAATACTGAATCTAACACCAGCAACTAAATCAGAACCTGGTACACCACCTAGAGTTTCTTGTCCACCCCAGATTTCAGCTTCATAAACATAATTTCCACCTTCTTCATAAGGCTCTTCTAACAATCTATATTGATAGTCATCTGGTTTATTACCAGCAATAACATGTACTTTAGAAAAGTATTTTTCTCCAAATACAAGTTCTAGTCTTGTACGACCAGCACCCACATTTGAATCACCAGAATCTACTACAGCTCCTGCATATCTAGCTTCTACTAAAGGAATGTTTCTTTCTTCACTTCCTACTACTTTCCATACAAAATCATCAGAGGTTTCTAGTACTTTCTCTGGGAATAATGAAAGAGTAGTATCTAGATTTTTCATCCCTGAGTTTTGTAGTAAAACAGTTGTAAGTGGAGAAACCAATTGAGGCTTCAATCCGAAGATAGCACCAATATGGTTTTTTAACGTTAATCCTGACCAAGATTTACCTTTGGTCATAACAAATTTACCTAAACTCATAATTAATTAATCTATTTATTTTTTTTTATTTTTATTATCATTGTTGAGACTGTCCAGATATATTTGTCCTGTTTTTTTTAAAACTTCCTAGACTCAATCCTGTCTCTTATTTATAAAACTAGTTCTGAACCAAATTCACTTCCTCCGTAACTATTTGGGTCTCCTAAAAATGTTGGAGTATTTCCTTGTCCTTTAAAGTTTGTTTGGCGTAAAGTCTGTTCTAGTTTACTCACAGCTTTACTTTCTGATTTACTAATGAGTTTAGAAAAGTCTTTAAAACCATTAGTTAACTCGTATAGATAATAAAGTTTTGTATCAAAATTAATAGGGTCTTGCCTTCTATCTCTCATCAGTTTGTTTTCCATAATTCCTGATGGGCTTTGACCTACAACCTTAGTAATACTTTGATATACTTTATCTTGTACAGCTTTATCTATTTTTAATCCTTCTATAATTTCTTTAGATTTATAGATGGTATTTTTTAAATCATTATCTATTTTTTCTTGTTTTTCAACTTCTTTTTGATGTTCAGTTTGTCTTTCATCTTGTAATTTTTGAAGTTGTACTGCTTGCATTTCTTTCAAACTTACTAATGATTCTTTAGCATCTTCAATAATTGATTCTTCTCCTAAATCAATTGTTTTTTTAAGTAGTTTAAGCGCTCTATCTTCAGTTATACCTTGGTTAATATAATCTTGTAAAATAATATTTTTACTAAGTTCTAAATCATTTGATAAATTATCATCTGTTATTTTATCTAAAGTTTGAACAGTATTTACATGATTTTGATATTCAGCTAAAGTTATTCCTTTTTCTAAAGCTTCATATCCATCTTCACCTAATTTATTAATAATATATTGTTTAGTTGTATTTTCAGATTCTATTTTGATTGCATCAATTAATCCGTCGGCATCTAAAATTTTATTATTTTTGAGGTCCAGAGAAGGTAAAAGTCCTCGTTCAACAAGAACGTCTGCAAAGGAAGAATAAATATTGGGAGAATCATCTTGACTATCACCCTCTTCTTGTTCCTCTTCCTCAACTACTTCCTCCGTTTGGTTTTCACCACCCTCATTGAGATTTATATTTTCTTCATCAGATGTATCATCATCATTATTATCATCAGAACTATCTGATGATTCATTATACTCCTCACCTAATAATTTTTTTATTTCATCTGGAGCATCATCTAAATTTAGCTCTAGACCTGGAATATCCATGTTCTTAAACATACTCATTCCAAATTCATTTTCTTCCATAATATTTAATTTTCTCCCATTAATTTACAAATATACTATTTTTTTTATTAAATGTCAATAATAATTTAATATATTTTCATTTTATTTATTTTTACCATAGCTATTTCTTTACATTTTTATTTTGTCTAGCAACAGAAATTTTCTTATCTTCACGCTCCATTTTATCTTTATGTATTTTCATAGCATCATCTAATTTACGGATTTTATCTAATTTATCGTTTCTAACTTTTTCTTTATCTAACTCAAATTTTTGTTCGTCTAAAGGTTCTAAAATACCATCAGTTGTTTCTTCTTGATTATTTAATGATGCATTTAATTCAGCTATATAAATCTTAGTTTCATTATCACGTTGATTTATAATATCTTCTAATTGAAGTTTTGACTGTTCTAATTGAAGAGCTTGTTCTTGACCTTGTTGAGCTATTTTATTAGCATCATCAGAAGCTTTAGCATTTCTTTGATTTATTTCATCTTCAGACTTTTCTAATTTACGTCTCATATCAGACAAACTAGGACTAAAATAAATATCCATAATAGTACTCATTCCACCACCATTTTGCATAAATGCTTGTGCTGAACTTTTTAACATTTGTTCAAGTTCTTGTCCTTTTGATGAACTAGTAGCACCTAAACCATAATCACATTCAGCAAATTCATCACCTTCAATATTTAACATTTGAACAGTTTGGTCATCCAAAATATATTGTACTTTCTTATTATTACCTTTTAATGCAATTTTAGCTGTTTCTAAAAAAGCTGTTAAAACTCTAAGTTTAACTTTTTCATGTGTAGCAAACCAATATTCAGTGATGTGTGATGATTGATTAACTGACCTTTCAACACCACCTACTGTTTCATTATTATTAATTTGTCCTTCTCTTTGTCTAGATACACCAGCAATTTCAGACATTTCCATTTTAATGAATTCAAGTAATTGTACATGTTGTTGTATATAATTACCAGTTTCCATATCAATAGAGCGTCCTCCTTGAGTATTAAAACTACCAGCTAATTTACCAGTTGCTGCACCTTGATTACCTTCTTTAAATGAATCTACTACAGCAATTTTATTAACTATAGCAAAATGTAACCATTTTTCTATTTCCCAATTATCAGGTACTTTAGCTAAATCTAATTCAAATATTTTACCATAATTTGTAGAAATAGCTTTATTAAGTCTATCCCATATAGCATCATACATATATTGATAGTTTTTCATTCTATCAATTAATGATACAGCTTTACCTTGATTAGTATTATAAATTTGACCTATAATTCCTGGATGACAATAAGAAGGATTATTCATTTTATTATATTGAACAGTACGAGGTATCATTTTTAAATAAATATCTTTACCTATTTTAGTACCTTCCCACCATTCATTAACCCACATAGATGTAGATTCTTCACCTAAATTATTGTCAGGAATATATTCTTCAGAACGTATTTTATATTCAATATCACCTTCTTCATTATAATATTTTATTTTTTGTATTTTTTTGAGAGATTTCCAATATACACGTAATACTCTTATATTACCATTTTCATCTGTATAATTAGAACCAAAATAATGTCCATTAATTTCAGCTATTCCAAAAATACTATCATAAGCAGCAACATTTTCTGTACCAAAATTAGAATGTATTCCATCTCTAAATAAAGCATGATTGTTATTATCATCTACATATGAATTAGCTGTTTTTTTAGAAGAATAATTTAATATATAATCAATATCAGCTTCTTTTAATTCATCATAAAAATAATCAACTATTTTACCAGGACTCCAATGGTCTTCTAAAATAATAAGTGAACTATCTTCAATTCTATCAGAATTACCACTACGAACTGAATGTACTTTTAAAGGATTTAATTTAGTTAATACTGGTTCATCATGTATAGCATCAACTTGATAAATTTCTTCAGCAAGTATTAATGCATCTTTAAATCCAGAATTAAATATTAAACCAAATTCTTGTTCATTCCAATAATGTCTTAATATTTGATTAGCCATCTTTTCACGAATATCTTGCCAATCATATTTCATATAATCTTCAAGTTCCTTTAATTTAGCTTGAAGTTCATCTTCTTCATAATTTGATTGAAGATATTCTTGAAGTTTTTCAAAATATAACTTCTTTTTAGAATTTTCTTTAGCAGTAACAGCATCTTGATTAGTAACCATTACTCTCCAATCAAATCTTCTTTTTATTTCTTCTCCTACTAATAATTCTATTTTAGGAACAATAATAGGATGATGAGGTAAATTATCTGGTATAAAAGTAGCATCTAATTGATATGGATTAACAGTATCAGTTAAATCTCTTATATCTACTATACCATTGTATAGATTAAGATTTATTACCTTATTTCTTAAACTTTTTCTAACAGACTCATTATTATAAAATGAGTGTTTATCAGCAAAATCAATATTATTCTTACGCCAAGTTTTAGTTTTCTTGGAATAAGATAATCTTTGAGGCGGTTGATTTACATTAATTATTGGCATAGTATTTTTTATAACTTGTAAATATAGTTAATTTTTTTATAAAAGTCAAGTAATTTCTATTTTATTTTATATTTATTAAATAATCCTATAGCTATTAATAATTATTCTTCATCAGAATACATTATTCTTTCATTAGTTTTATTACGATTTTTATAATTTTTATTAAAAAAAGAATCATTTGATAAATTTTTAATTTTTTCTCCTTGTCTTGCTTTAACAGATTCACTTCGTTTAACTCTATCTTCTCTAAGTATAAATAACATTATACCTGCTGAAACCCTATCAAAGTTACCATCTGAGTTCCACTTAATACATTCTTCTATATAAGCTAAACCTCTTAATCTATGAAGATTTAATCTAGTATCTTCTTCATCACCATAAGCTTTACTTCTTTGCCAATCAGCTTGAAGTAATCTACCCCATGAATTTATTTGTGCATTTGCATGTGTACCTTTAGCATTATTACCATAAAGATTAGTAGCTTTCATAAAATTCATATCTTTAAGTATTTGTGGGTTATCTGCTAAATAATGTAAACTATTATGTTTATCAAAATAACTAAATAAACCTTTTAAGTTTTTTTCATAATTTCCTTCTGCATTATAAAACTTTAATGTTCTTAAAGCTATTTCGTATGCTTCATTAGCTGTTCTAGGTCTACCAGAATATTCTGCTACAATTCTATCAGTAAAAGTGTCCATTACTAATATACTAAATAAAGATTCACCTGTATCAGCATCAATAGGGTCAATTCCAGCAATATATCTACCTCTAGGAATATAACCTTCAGAATTCTTTTTAGGCATTTCAAATATTTCTAAAGCTCCTGATTTATCTGCACTAGCAGTATCATAACTTCTTAAAGGATGTCTATCAGAATTAGGTCTCCATACAATAGTTCCAGTAGTATCATATACTAATTCACCAACCATGTGTTCTGCAAGAAAGCTATCTTTTTTAACAGATATTTGTTCTAAATATTCTTTTAAATCTGCTACAGGAAATACAGTACCTTCAGTACGCATTACTGCTTCTTGTGGAGTTATAGGTTCTTCTGCTTTCTTTTGTGTAATAGCATTAGCATCAGATGAACTATATTTCACTTCATATCTATCTAAACATATTTCTAGTAAAGCTTTAATTATATCTGGTTCACCTGTATTTTCGTTATAACATTTATTTCTATTTAAATATGCTCCCCAAAAGAATCCGCATTTTGTACTACCATCAGTATTTCTATCAAATACATTAGGAATACCATATATTTTATATGCTTTAGGTCTATAAAATAATTTTTCAGAACCAGCAAATGACGCTCCCTCAACTCCACCAGTACCACCAGCAAGCATAAATCCAGAAGCTACACCACCATCTTCCACAGCTTTTCTATTTACGTTCCAAGCTTTTTCTAAATTAGGAAACAAACCGTCTTCTTCATAATGGATTAGAGGTCCTCTGATACCCCTTGCTTTATCTGGATTATCTTTCATTGATATACCAAATACAGAAGATAATAAACCTTTTCTTCCACCATATTCATCTTCATATCCTAACTGGAGTTCCATAGCTTTTTTACCATCTTGTAATCTCATTCTAGGTAAAGGGGTATGCGCAGCTATAAAATCTAAATTATCTAAAATTTTACCCCATATACCTTTATCGCCAGTTAAAAATGTTTTTTCAGAAGCTAAATGAAAATTAGGGTTTTGTGACCCAGGTAATACATACATATTTCTAGGACTCCAAGATGCAGTTTTTAAACTAAATCCAACTCCCCTAGTTTTTAATAACTTTCCATGCTCTCCTTCTTCTTTAGCAGCATGAACATAATGATGAAATAAATAATCCCCTAACCATGGTTTAGGAAATTTTTTAACTCTTTCCACACGTTTCTTACTACGTGTATTTTTATCTTTTTCTGTTAAAGGAATTTGTGTATAATTCCAATAAAAATATAATTCCCCTGGAATCCATTCACCATCTTCTCTTATTTGACCATATTTCCATTTATATAATTCTTCTTTCCAAAATTGTGCATATTCAGATTTAGGATTACCATTTGGTATTAAATTAGTATATTTTCCATTTTTTTCAAAAAATATTGCTTTCTCTCTAAAAAAATCCATATTTTCTAAAATATGAGGATTAGTTATATCTATAACTTTTCTACCATCTTCATATTCTTTAATAGTATCGTCATCATCTTCATAAGTCATTACAGGTTTATCTTTAATAAAACCTCTTATTTCTTCTGGAGCAATTAAATTTTGAATGAATTTTACTTGTGATATATATTCTAATATATCATCCCAAACTTCTTTAGGAACAGAATCTCTAACTTCATCAGTTAAAGAACTCTGGTAACTATTCATTTTTATATCCATAATCTATTATTTATTACTACAGCTTTAGTAGATAATATTACTTTAGCTATTGATATAGCATTTTGTAAAGCTACTCTAGTTACTTTAGTTGGGTCAACGATACCAAGTTTAAATAAATTATTTCTAACTATTTTCATATCTCCTCCATTTTTAAAAATATTATCTATAGGTGCATGTAAACAATATTGAAATTTATTATTAATATATAATTCTCCTATAAAAGATAACTCTTTACCAGCTCCTTGAATAATACCTTCTTCTAAAGCACAACTAACAGCAAGTACAGCATCATCAATTCTATCTTTTCTTTCTTTCATTTCAAGTTCAGATTTACCACCTACTTTAATTACAGAAATACTACCAGATAAATTATCAATTCTTTGTTGTGTTAATTCTTTTTGTGTATCTGTTAAATCAGATAAGCTTTCTTTAAGTTTATTAGCTAATTCTAAAGCTTCTATTGGTATATCTTCTTTAGTTAGTAATATACTATCACTTGTAGCTTTTAAAGAGCTTATATGTCCAATTTTACCACCAGCAAATAATGTTATATCATTCATCAAATCTTTACGATGTGTAGCAAATCCTGGAGATTTAAGTAAAGCTATATTTAATAATCCTCTATTATAATTATCTCTTAAAATAGATATTACACTATCAGAGAAATGGTCTGCTATTATAGCTATACCTTTAGGATTTTGTTCGATAATTTTAGCATAAGGTTTTAAATCATCTAAATGTCCTTCTACTACTAATAGGGGAATATCATTATATTCAATTGATTGTTTAGATGGATTATTTATAAATGCTTTATCAAAATATCCACTATTTAATCTCATACCTTTAAGAGTAATTAATTCATCATATTCTTTATTACCTTCTTCTACTTTAACAGTATTAGAATTATTAAAAGCTTGTTGAATTAATTCTCCTATAATATCATCATTATTAGCTGATATGGTTGCTACTTCATATATTTTTTCTTTATTTAATTTATTAGAACATAATTTAAGTTCTTTTAATACATCTTTTTCTAAATTATCTAATTCTAATTTTATTTCATTATATGTTAAAGTTTCTTTTTTATTAAATAATTTTTGTATAAAATTTCTATTATCTTTTTTTAATAATTCAAATCCTTTATTAATAAAAGCTTGAGCTAAACATATAGATGTAGTAGTACCATCACCTGCTTCTTTAACAGTATTTTGAGCAGCTTGTTTTACTAAATTAGCAGCTATATTTTTAATAGGGTCTTCAAAAGTAATATAATTAGCCACAGATACACCATCTTTAGTTACATAAGGTTTACCATTACTATCAGCAATTATAACTGTACTACCATTAGGTCCGTATGTTAATAAAACAGTATCAGCTAATTCATTAATAGCTTCTAATAATAATTTACTACAATTTTCTCCTGTTGTTATTTCTTTATTCATTTCCAAAATCTAAATTATCTTCAAATAAATTAAATGATTTACTTCCTTTTTTCTTATTCTCTATATCTTCTTTTTCTTTAACTACTTCTTTATATGCTGACTTTAAATCTGTCATAAGTTTAGGTACTCTTTGAATAGCTGTTGTTATTTTACTAATATCATTAACTGGATTACCTCTAACATCTCTTTCAGACAATAAAGTTTCAGCATTTTCAAGATAATCACCAATAGCTGCAACAGCTTTTAAAGTTTGTCTATAAAGTTTTTCAAGTACAGTATCATGTTTAACATATAAAGCAATAGCTTCTTCTATAACAGAATCAATAACCCAATTATCTGGTAAACCAATATCATGTTTAATTTCATCTATTCTATCAGCTTCTTTCATAGCTAAATAATCAGACCTAATATCACAATAGAAATATAAAAAAAGCATTTCTTTCATTGCTTTTTCTTTCTCTTTTGATTTATCACGTTTAAGTATTTTATTAAATGGCAATAGTCCCCAAACTTCTTCGGAGACTACTAATTGCCAATTTTTTATTTCAAATAATTTCATTAGTTTTTAATATTACTAATTGCTTTTTCTATACTTTCTTTTGTATCTTTTTTTATAGATTTAGAAGATTCATTTAATGATTTATTAACTTTTTCAGAATTAAGAGCTTCTGTTCTTTCAACATATTGTTGAACTTCTACTAAAGAATTATATAATAATGCTACATCTTCTGTTTTTTTAAATGCTCCATTTGATAGAGCTATATCTAAACCTTGTTTTAATATATTTACTGCTTCTTTTATTTTCATTATATTTATATTTTATCTTAAATCAATTGCATCGACAACATTGTCATTTATTAATCCATAAACTTTACCATTTACTAATACTGGTTTAATTTTAATTCTACCAATCTTTTCATATGAATTTTCAGGACTTTGATGATATTCCATCATTTTTTCTAAATCTAGTAATACTTTACCACCTGGTTTTATATCAGTAATATATGTTCCTACTGCTAATACATATTGTACTTCTGAAAATGAATTATCTGATAATACTAATCCCCCATCTGGTTCTTCCATATTTAAAGTAATTATTAATCTTCTACCTAATGGTAAAATTGGGAAATCTTTTATTATATCTAATACATCATCATGTGTCATATTTTCTACTTCTTCCATTTATTTAAATTTAATTTATTATTATTTTTTAGTTTTTTTTCAAATGCTACAGGATTAATAAATATTTTTGCAAATCCTGTAAACATAAAATTTTTTTTTATTTTATCTAATTCTTCTAAATTGGTTATATCATCTAATTTTAAGTTTTTAATAATTAAAGCACTAAATTCATAAGGTGATTCAACTAATTCTTTTATATCACTATCTTTAAGTTGATATTTTAAACCTAATTTATGTATTAAAGTTTTTACTTTTAAACCATCAATATTACTCATTTATTAAATTAAAGTTAAAAATTATTTTAAATTGTTTGTCTTCTTTTTTTAATTCAGGAATAAATGAAGGTGTAATAACATTATCAATAATAATTTTCTTTTTTCTAAATTGAGTTAAAGTATTTTGTAATACTTGGTCTGTTATGTTTAATTCTTCTTTTATTTCTTTTTTAGTATCATAATCAAATAATATTTTCCATAGGATTTTGTTATTTGTTATATCTTGTTTTAATTTAAAATGATAATATAAAAATAAAGATAATATATCTTGTTGTTGTTTAGTGAGTCCATGATAAGGTTTAGTTATCTGTAACCACTTTTTAAATAAATCCTTCTGTAAAATATTTATATTTATTATTTTATTCATCCTCTAAATAATTAATTATCTTAGTTAAGATAGGATTTCTATGATTAGAAAGTAATGTTGTAAAACCTACTAATCCAGAGTTTTCTAATTTATTAATTTTATAATAACAAGAATTTTTAGATATTGATTTGTCTATTTGTTCTTTACTACCACAAAATATAATTTTACTATTTCTACCTAATCTAGTTAATATAGTTCTAAAATCATTATAATCCATATCTTGAAATTCATCTACTATAACAACAGAATCCATAAATGTAACACCTTTAGCTACTTCAATTGGCATAATTTGTAAATCACCATTTATTTGCATCTTAGTTGTGTTTTCTTTACCTTGACATACTTCTAAATTTTGTAATATAGGAAATACATAAGGAAACATCTTTTCTTCTAAAGTACCTGGTAAGGCTGCTAATCCATTTTTAAGCATTGGTCTAGTAATCCATATCTTATTAAATTGTTTCTTTCTAAAAGAAGATATCGCAGTATAAGTAGCTACTAAAGATTTACCACTTCCAAAATCTCCTAGAATAAAGTTTACATCATAATTATAAAATTTAGCTAAAACTTCTTTTTGTTCATCATTAAGACTTACTTTTAATTTTGGTTCATTTTTTAATACTCTTTTTTCTTTATTCTTTATTTCCATATCTTTTAAATCCACTTATTACTAATCTTGTATTTTTATTATAATTTTTAAGTTTATTGTCTAAAGTTTTGTAATTACCTACTACTTTTATCATTTCTCCATCATAATTAATATAAGATACATTTTTAAATATTTTTCCTTTACTGCTAATATAAGGTTGTATTAAATTTACGTTATCTGGTTCTATAATTATAGGTAATGTTACATTTTTAATTGCTACTATATCAACTAAACCTTCTTGGGTTTCTATTGTTTTATAAATATCTGCATATCTAATAATTATCATTTTTTTTATTTATTAAATATAATTCATAATCATAATATGTTGGAAATATATTAATAGCATTAATTTCTCCACATTTAGTACAATAATCATTGTCAAACTCATCTTGTATTAAACCTAATGAATCACAATATTTACATGCAGCTGTTGGTAATAAATCATAATTAATTTTTTCTTCTTGTTTCATTTTATCTAATTTATCTTTTATAACTTGCACATATTCTGTATCAAAAGGTGGAAAAGGTGACATTTTATTATGATACTCCATAAATTCCAATAATTCAGTTAGATATTGTAAGAGTGTTTTTTTCATCTCGTTTTATGTTAATTTCTGCTATATAAAGTTTACCTTTACTTATATCATCAGTTTCTGAATATATATCAATACCATAATTATATATATTATTATACTTTTTATTAAATAAGTCCATTTTTGTTTTAAAAGAATCTATTTCATTAAGTAATACTATTATTTTGGTTTTCTTTATTATATAAGTGTTGTTCATTTATATTATTTTCTTTTTTGTATATTTCCCATTCTTCATTATTCATAATATTAGGAAATCTTTCTCCATTATTACAAGATTCATCTTGGAATACTTTTTTGTTTACAGGACATCCACATTCTTTACATTCACCAGTAACTACACAATCATCTTTACATTTATATAATCTCCAAAGCCTTTGTTCTCTTAAATACTGTGGTTCACCTATAAGTTTATCATAATAGAATTTAGCATTACCTTCTATAAAATGAGCTATATTTTTTATGTTAAGTATATCTTTAATTTTCATCATTATTTATTAATCCAATATTATTTAATTCAATTAAAATTTCTTCTTTATTATCACCTTCTATTGTTATTATATTATTTTCATAATCAACTATAATATTAGAATTTTTGCATTTACAATTTATATAATCCTGAACTTGTTCTAATAGTTTATTTCTAGTTTTATTTATGATTTCAGGTTCTTTTAAATAAGATAAAATTTCTTTTAATTCATCAATTTTCATATTTACCAATTTTACCTAATAACAAAAATTTTTCCATACTTTCAATTTTTCTATCAGTATATTTAGTAGCTTCTTCAATTATATTATCTTCATTAACTATAATACCGCTATCTTTAATCTTATCAGCTACTATATCTAATTCTCCTAATATCTTATAAAATTCTTTAGTTCTATGTTTAAGTTCTCTTTTATCTGCTATAGCTTTAGCTCTTTTTCCTCTTTTTAAAAAACTACTCATAATATATTTAATTGTTTCATTAATTTTTTAAGTTCTGATTTATTTTTAATAATAAGTATATGTATTTGTTTATTATCCATTATATGTTTCATCATATAATCACTTTTAGAAGGGTCTATTGTGAACATTCCTAATTCATGTGTTTTAGGTCTATAATATAAGCATATATTATCTTTAAAAAATTTCCATTGTCCTTCATTACTAATTTTATCAAATTTCCAACCTAAACTTTCTATATCTTCTTTATCAAGATATTTAACCCTAAATTCAGTAGGTACAGCATCATTTACATAAGAACTATAAAACCAATCATGTTCTTCTGATAAAACTACTTTAGTCCAATCTTTACCAAATAACACATAATTACTTTCAAATTCAAATCCAAAATGAAATTCTTCTATTTCTGGTGTATAATATTTATTCATCTTTTATAGAACTTTGTTTACATATTTTAATTTCATATTTTTTAACACCATTAGATTCATCTAAATAAGTTATAACATATTCCCCATCATTTATTTTTTGATGGATTAGTAAATAATCCTATAAATTTATTAAATAATTTATCTTCATCTACAATATCATTTTTTAACATATAATCAATTATTCTCATTAAATTATTCATGATTCATTAAATCTTTAGTTGTCATTATACTTTCTACAAACTTTTTAATATAATCAAATTCTCCTTTTTTAATAATTACAAAATCTGCTTCAAACTTTACATTTGTTATATCATTATAAGGATAATCTTGTGTCTTACTAATCAATTCAGGAGCTAACCAGCTAGTTAAAATTTTTAAATATAATTCACGTTCTTTTTCTAGTTTTTCTTTGTTAAGAGTCCCACTTTGATTTATATTTATAGCTGTATAATATTCTCCTGTTATAGGAAATACATCTTCCTCTAATATTTCTAATACTTTTTCTTTATTCATCACTTAAATTACTTCTAATATCACTTTTAATTATCTCTTTACTATTAAAGATTAATTCATCTCTAATCCATTTTTTATTATTTTGTACAAAAATTAACAATATCTTATTACCTTCTGAAGTTTCATTAACACCTACATTAATATTAGTATATTCATTTCCTCTATATTTATGAGTATAATAATGTTGTCTATTCCAAACTTCTTTAAGATTATTAATTAAATCTTGTTTAATTTCTAAATATTTATTAAATATTGCTATTTCTGTTTTATTCATAATGTGTTGTTAATTCATTTAAATTTATTACTGATATTTCAAATCCACTTTTTTCTAATACATCATTTAATTCATCTATCGTATTAACTTGAATATAATTAATATAGTATTCTTTAAATCTAATTGGATTATTAAAATAGTCTGAAATTGTTATATATCCATCTAAATCATAACTTAATAATAATACTTTATTAATTTCATTAGTATCACCTTTATGTTTAGTACCTATAGCTAAATAATCATCTCTGTTAGGTCTATTGTTTGTAACAGATTGTTCACTAGTTCTCCAATAAGTAAACTTTTTATCTTCTATATTATTTTGTGTTAACATATTTCTTTTTTGTTACTTTTTTCTTTGTTGATACAAATGTACAAAATTTTTTTGACAATTCCTAATTTTTTAAAGATTATTTTCATATATTTTTAAATTCTTTTTAATTTTAAATCTAAATACATATCTTTTTCCAGTTCCTAAATGAATTTCTATCCAAAATTTATTATTAATTTTACCAGCAAAACTATATCTCCAATATAAAGTATTATCTATCTTATACCATAAATAAGATTTACCTAATATAGAATATTTTAAACTTAAATATTCACCTTTATTATCTTTATATTCACCTGACGAGTTAACAAACTTTAATGTTGCAAATTCTTTTATATCTACTACTATTTTATTATTTCTATTTAAATCTAAAATTTTTATTTCTTCAAGTATTTCATGACCTTTTTTAGGAATTAAACTAGCTTGTAAATTCCATGCTGGATTTCTTAAAGCTAACCATTTATATGAGATTTTAAATTTACTCCACCAATCTGTTTTATTTCCATACTTTAAACTATCTCTAAACCATTTAGTTCCATAAAATCCATCTTCATCATCAAAAAAATACCAAAATGGTTTTATATTATTTAATTTATTTCTAAAAGGATATAAAAATGGATAAATTATTGGAGCAGATATAAATCCTAATAAATTTACTAACATTACTCCTATCCATTTAAAAATACTTATTGTTTTTTTTATTTTAATCATTTTTTTCTTTTAATATATTCATCAACTAAAGCAATAACTCCAATCATAGCTAGACCTATTATAATAATCATTCCTATTATATCATAATAACTTTCAAAAATACATCTACAGTTAGTCCATCTATATTCTTGTATTTGAGTTATCATAATATATGTAATTGTTGCATTAATTTTTTAAGCTCTGATTTATTTTTAAGATTTCCTAGAAACATATCAAACTTAGCATCTATTTTTCCTTCTCTTGAATACCAACCTTCTATTCTAATACTAAATAAATCGGGATTATTTGGACTAAACCATAATCTATAATTAAATTCTTTCTTAAATTTATAATTAAATTCTTTTGATATATCATTATAAATCCAACCTAAACTTTCAATATCTTCTTTATCTAGGTATTTAACTCTTATACTATCTCCTCCACTATATACGCAAGCTAATCTATTCGTTATATCCTCATTCCAAATATTATCTTTATCTACAAATTGAAATATCTCTTTACTATATTTTTCTGGAGTATATGCTGAATTTACCCATCTTTCATATTCAAAACCTTGATAAAACTCTTCTATAGAAGGTGTATAATATTTATTGTTCATCTTCATCCACTATTAAATAACTAGATTTACCTGTCTTAATATACTCTCTCATAGCTTTAGTATGAATATATTCTAATTCTGCATCTGTAGTATCATCTGTTATTATTATCTTCTTAATTCTTTTAATTATCATATATTTCTTTCTTTTGGTACTTTTCTTTCTTTGTTAATAACATTGCAAAGGTACGAAATATTTTTGACATATGCAAGTTTTTTATTAATTATTTTTTATAACCATTCATAATATTCATAATGTAATATTTTTTTACATTCAGGACAAGCTAAATTAGTTTCTATATAATTACAAAATTTTTTTAAATTTTTTTTAAATTTTTTTATTGTTAATGTGAGAGTGACTTAATCTAAGCATCACCCCCTACTCTTTTTTAATTTTGCGATGTACCCCTACTTAATTGTAAGGAAGTCCTAATATAAACAGTAAAAACAAGAAAAAAATGAACACATTAAGAATTGAAACAGTATCCTACGAGGGAGTAGAGCAAAAACAACTAATTGGAACTTGTAAATTAGCAAGTAAACTTAGTGAAAAAGAAATTGAGTACACCAATGCTAAAGGCGAGGTTAAAACTTATAGAATAGCCAACGTTAAAGGACAGTTACCTAATGGTAAAGTAATTGACATTACAGCAAGTGTACCACAGCGTAACCAAGAGCTTATGGAAGAGAATGGTAGTGAGTTCACAGTAGGCGAGAGCTACTTAACCACTATAACAGCTCAACCTGATAAGAATGACCCAACAAAGCTTATCTTCTTTGCAAGAATGTCACACTTAACTAATGCAGGTACAGACAATGTAGCATTAGCAGAGGCATTTGGTGCAGAGTTTGGTATTGTTGATAATCCTGTAGTTAAAACAGGTAAAGAAATAGAGGTAGAGGCATAGCAACTATTGAGGGTGTAACAGCCCTCTTTTAGTTTCCTATAAATCTATTATCACAAATTTAAATCTATTATCACAAACATAGGTTTTAAGTCTATTTAACTCTCTCTCACTTAGGTTAAAGTTTTAAATAGTTTAATTAGTGTTGTTAATTGGTTAAATTTAGTTAGTAGTAGGAGTGATATGTTTAATATCTATCTAGTTTTGAACTAGTTACAGTTTGTTTGTGGACTGATGTGAGCATGGTAATAAACCAATATCACTCTTTTACTCAATTCAATAACAATAAAATCTATCAAATTAATTAATAATATAACTAAAACCACCAGTTTCTTTGATAAAGATAGAGTAAAACAAAAATGAGTTCTCAGCAAATAATTAGATAGTAATGGGTAACCATTCAACCTGAAACGGCAATCAATTATATGACCCTACTCTTATTAAGCGACCAGACCTGCCTATAATTCTGGTGTGGGGTGTTAATAGGTAATAAGAAAGAGGGTGCTAATAAACAATGATAATGTTAGTTAATCGTTGTGTTTAGTTAAATCTAAACTTTATAGCTAACGGATAGGTTGAAATTCCTTGTAGTTGTAAGAAGTAAGAAAAGTCTAATTCTTTATAGTAACAGTCAAGCACTAATAAAAGACTAATGATGCAATGAGTTACTATACTTACAACTATTAAAATACTATCAATAGACAAACCTTCACGAGGTGATAGTGTTTAAACTAATTGTCTAATTAAAACTAAAAATATGATGGCTTTAGAAAAACAAGTACGCAACATGAAAATAAAACTAAGAAAGTTTAATTACATTTTAAAAGAATTATTATGAAACTACAAATAATTGAAACACAAGATTACATATTAACTGTTTCAGATGAAGAGATTAAGCATAAAAATATCATATTGCACATACCTAGCAATTGTATTTTAGACGCTGATGAGTTTTATGAAATGAACGGAAATACTACTATTCTATTTAACGATTTAAACAAACGTGAAGTTTTAGCTAAAGATTGCAAAAAAATAATAGCCTACCAAACAAAGAACAATGCACCTGAATTAAATGGATTACCATTGCTTCCAGAAATAGTTGTTGAAGATGATGTTGAGAACTTAGCTAAATTAAAATATCCAATAAATTCCGCTAAAGGTTCAATGGAAATGTTAAATAGAGACCAATTAAACAACTCTTTAAAACAAGAGGGATTTATTGAAGGTTATAAAGCAGCAACTAAAGTTTATAGTGAAGAGGATGTAATTGACTTTTCTATTTTTAGAACAACTACAAATACTAAAGAATTTCATAATTGTAAAAATGTTTATGAACAATTTAATCTTTGGAAATCTCTCAAACAATCTAAAACACCTAAATGGTTTGTTGCTGAAATAGATTGTGATGAAGTTAGACAATGTATGTGTGAAACTAATGATGATTGTTTAAAACCAAAACTAAAAACCACAACAATTAATGGTAAAACTTATTTAGTAGGAACTTACTTATATGAATAATTATGAAAACAATTGAACCAAAATATATAACCTTTGAACAAGCTAAATGGCTTAAAGAGAAAGGATTTGATGTACCTATATTAAATTGGTATCATAAAGGTACTAAAAAATTAAATAGAAATGATTTGCTTTGTTCTATGAATAAATTAACTGATAATTATTCAGCACCAGAACAATGGCAAGTAGTTGAATATCTAAGAGTTAATCACAATATTGACTTACAAGCTGTTTGTAATTATGGTAGATTAGGTAGAACATATAAAATGGGAATTATTTTTATTAACAAGGAAAAAGAAGTTGATACGATATTTTTAAGACCAATTGATATGCCTTATTCGTTTATTGAATTTAATTCACCGCAAGAAGCTTACTCAGCAGCATTTGATTACATTAAAGAAAATAATTTGATATGAAAGATATTGTAGAAAACAATAAATTGATTGCTGAATTTATGGGAGTCAAGCATCTTTACTCAACAGTAAGACTTGAAACCTTAAAATATCATTCAGATTGGAATTGGCTAATGGAAGTATTAGATAAAATTTATAAAATGGATTTATACTATGATAAGTATATTGATTATAATAGTTCAATGTTTACAAGCGGTAAAATTGAATTATCGACTAATATTCATTCGGTTCACGGTGCTTGTGTAGAATTTATTAAATGGTATAATTTAAACAAAACAATATGAAAAATATATACATATTACCAACAGATAAACCAAGTAGGTTGGGTTATCTAACTAAAAAAGGAAAAGAGGTTTATAAAGATTTAAGATTATTTGGTAGATTAATGCCTAATATTTTAGATAGTGAAAACCAAAACATTTCCATCACTTCTGATAAAGAAATTAGTGGCTTTGAAAACAATATTTGGGTTATTAAAGGAGATAGAATTTTTTTATGGCAAAATACAATGGCATTAGTTTCTAATAATAAACCAAGAAAAATTATTTTGACTACAGACCAAGACTTAATCAATGATGGTGTACAAGAAATTAATTATGAGTTTTTAGAATGGTTTGTTAAAAATCCAAGTTGTGAAAAAGTTGAAATTAGATATAGTTA